ATGTCCGCAAATAGAACAGGAAAACGCGTTAAAAAGGAACGTACGTTACGAAAGACAACGAGCAATCTCGATGTGCTTTTCGTCCAATTTCGCGCAATCAAGAAATCGGAGGGACGGGCAGAATCTACCCTCGGCCAATACGAAGACAACTATGGCTTCTTTCTCGAATTTCTAGACCGAAAGGGAATCGCGCGATCCATTCACGAAATGAACCGGGATGTGATTCGGAAGTATATCGTCTATATGCAAGACGAATGGGTTAAATTCGAGGATCATTACTTTAAGAAGGACGAGCATATGACGAAAGGACTTGCGCCTGGCACGATTAACACGCGACTGAAAACATTACGCGTTTTCTTTAAGACGCTTTATGACGAAGGACTTATCGAACATAATCCGATGCACGGCATAAAGAACGTCAGAGAGCCCGAAGAGGAAATCGTGATCTTAGACGAGGACGAGCTTCGGATGTTATTTGCTGCGCCAAATCAACGTGAGTATGCCGATTTTAGGGACTACGTTTTAATGAACGTTTTATTAGACGGTATGATGCGTATTTCGGAAGCGCTTGGACTTAAGCAGGAAAACTTCGACTTTGCAGCGCGCACTCTTTATATTCCGGCTACCATTGCGAAAAACAGACGAGCTCGTACGGTTCCTATCGAGTTTGGTACAGCGAAAATGCTAAACGAGTTAATAGTAGAAAATCGTGCGGATTTTGAGAGCGAATATATTTTTCTCGCAAACTATGGCGAACGATTAACTCGTGATCATTTCCGCAAACGGCTCGTTGAATATGCGAAAGAGGTTGGCATAAAGAAACGGGTGCATCCACATTTATTCCGACATACGGCAGCGACTATGTATTTAGAAAGCGGCGGAGATATTCGTCACTTACAAATGTTATTGGGACATAGTGATTTACGGATGGTCCAAAGATACACACACCTATCCGGAAGCTCGCTGACGGCTCAACACGAAAAATACTCCGCAATAAATAAGGTGCGCGGAAAACTAAATAAGCAGCGTAAAATAAATCGGAGATGACTCGGCTTAACGGCCGGGTTATTTTTTTGTCCATTTCCCGAAGTCCCTACGCATCTTAAGTGGCAGCCGAAAAAAAGTTACGTAATCTATGTCGCAAAATCTAAGGTAGCCTACCCATTATATAAGTGTAGGGATAAAAACAAGAAAAAGTGTCCGTTTTGGGAAGTTCCTTTGCAGTTATTAATGAAAAGGTTGCGCCAATCCGGAAGTCGATACGCAGTTACTAATGATGGGAGAATATTACGCTGAATTGTGCGGTTTGTAAAAGTCGCGGGCATTATCTATTGAGGGAGGCTTAGTAATGAAAAATGAAATATCTTCTTTTAAATATGAACAACTTGATAAAACGACGTCCGAATTTCTAAGATCAAAGGAAAATAATATGCGCGAGATTGTAGGAAAAGCATATACCGATTTGGGGCGTGAGTTAAAAGAAGCTCAAGAACATCTTGCAAAAAACGGATGCGGATGCTTTCAGACGTGGGCTGAGTCAATAGGTTTCAAAAGAAATAAGGCATATGATCTAATTCGTAGGTATGAAATGATCGTCCGAATTTCGGATGGACAGCAGATCAGTATTCTCGAAGATCTTCCCGTCTCCTTAACGTATGAAATCGCACGCCCATCCGCAGAGTCAACCGAACCTAAACGCCAAGCCAAACAAGCGGTCCTCAACGGTGAGGTAAAGACGTTAAAGGAATACCGAGAGTTATTGGCGGAAAAAGAGGCGGCCGAGGCTGCGCTTAAACAAGTGGAATCACAACGCACCTTGGCGGAACAAGAAGCGGATATACTGCGCGAAAAGTTAGAGCGGGCCGAAGAAGTGGAGCCAGAAGTTCGGACGGAATACGTTGAAGTTCCGATATCCGATCCGAAAATAGTTGCAGAAAATGAGCGCTATAAAGAACTTTTCGGAGACGTTTCGATGTACGAAGGCAAAACAACGCGTGTAACTAACGGGGATGCAATTACGTATACCGTTCGCGAGTTCTCAGAAGACGTTAGAAAATTCGTTGAAAAATACGGACATCTAACGCACTTCGCACAAGAGTTCAACGGAATGATTGACGAAGGAAAAGTCGAGTATGGAAAAGCCATTCACGCAATGCAGACGTTCTTGAATTCGATGAGACGCGTAATGAACGAAAAAGAAGCAGTGATTATAAACGGATAAAGGAGAGATTTTAATGTTAACGATTAAAAACGTAAAAGATGGTGGAGTTGCTTATATTTTCGGAGCAGAATACGCAGGGGTTGCGAAAGCGTTATTTCCTCAGTTTGCACAACGGTTACTAGGAGCGCCTAATCATCAGGTGGATACGCCTAAATTGAATGACATCTACGAAAAAGTAGAACGGGCGATAGACGCCCCGAATAAGACAGCGGCAACCAACACCCGCCTAAATGGTCTTTCACACGAAAAGGCTGCCAGTGAAATTATCTCGTCCTTGTATGAAAAGATGGGCGATACTATCCCGCAACAATTACGAGCTTTCTATACGGAAGTGGAAGCACGTCTTGGTATTCAGTTTTCCAGACTTCATAAAGAACGCGTACGTGCAGCGAAAGGGAGCGCGGGTAAGTATCCATACCGTAAGATGGATACGATTCTTTTACATGCTAGTCGAGAGGCGGTCCTCGAAATTGCCGATAATTTTACCTTCAAGGGGTGATAACGAATGACAAATGCAAAGCGCCCGATTGACTTTCATGACCACAGATTCGTACGTGTTACGAAGTCGGTTATCGCAGACGAAACGTATTTAGATAAGCCGGTACAGAAACTCGTATACGCCGTACTTTGTTTCCACGCAGACAATACGAGTAAGAAGTCGCATCCAAGCGTCCAAACGATCGCGGATAAATGCCGATGTTCAACGAATACGGTGCGGTCAGCGTTACGTAGGCTGAAGGAACTCGAACTTATTGACGTCAAAGAACGCAAAAATGGTAACGGTCAGACTTCTAATGAATACACGCTATGGGAGCCTCCGGATTGGTTCGTGGTGGGCGGCACTTCAAAAAACGATAGTAGCCCCCTGCAAGATTTGAAGTAAGGTACTTCACAGTTTGAAGACGAACTAAACTCATTTAACTAGACTTATTTAACTAAACTAATAATAGCGCTCAATTAAAAACCTTTCGCGCAGATATTCATTAATTAATAGAATCTTATCGCGATAAAGAATATTTGCAAGAGTGAGCGAAAGCGAACGATTGCTAGGTCTATTAAATAACGAATGGAGTGCGAATATGTACGGAAGTAACTCAACTTTATCTGAAGAACAGGCGCGGAAAATTCTTGAAACTGTCCCGATTAAATTGCCGAAATCCCAGCGCGAAAAAGAAGAACTTGAAAAGGCCCGAAAGATCCTCGAATCGCGACGACTAATTAACGAAAGGAGTAACGATAACCATGGCGATTAACATTCCGGTCTCACCCGATTATCACCTAACGTCAGACGAACGAAACATCATCGTAAAGGAGCGCTACTTCAGCGACCCAACGAAAGCGCCGAACTGGGCGAAGCGGCTAGCCGAAAATCCGGACGCCGACCCAACGCCGCAGGAAAAGTGGCGCGAGGTAGCGTTTCACTCGACGGTCGAACGCGCGCTTATGGACGTAATGAATCGGCGGTTGAGGTCTTCGGATGCGCAATCGCTGGCGGAATTAGCACGATTAATACGGGAATTTCGCGGCGAATTAGCGGCGTTACTGACGGTCGAGGGCATTCGGTAGGGTAGACGATAAAACGCGAAAATACACGGAGTGGAGGCGTTAAATTGACACGTAGAACTTGGCGAAAAGGCGACCTGTTGATTTCGTACGGAAGTCCGGTGATAACCACGTTTGGTGGTGACGATGAGAAAATCGAAAGTATGCGGGATGTAATTTATTTTTACTACGACATTACAATTTTACACGGAAAGAAAACGATATTCTCAGCGAGCACACACGACTTTCCGAAGGTTCCAAGCTTGCCGGCTTTCCTCGAACATATTCTAACGTTCGATATGACGAAAGGATACGCGCTCGAACGAACCGTAGATGGCGGATTTATTAGGAACGTAGACTATGCGCAAATTGTTCTCGAAGATGCCATCGGAATGGCTAACGAATACTATTACAAAATTGAACGCTACGACTACTCGGTAAAGCAAGCAGACGAAGAATCTCCGAAAAAGTGGTCGGAGTATACGTTGACGATCGGAAGAGCGTTACTTGGTCGAGACGATGATGGCGTATTTAGAGAAGATTTCGGAGAAGCAATCGTTATTAAGTATTTGACTGCGGAGGAACTTATCGCGTTGAAAAAGACGGCAGAGGCGTTTTGTGGTGCGGCTATCTGTGACTATAACGAAAGTTTAGAGGAGGGCAAGCGATGACCGAAGAAGTTAAACGATTGCGGTGTGCTGTGGCGGATTTGATTGGCGAGAATGAGCGGTTGACGGCGGCGTTGAGGGTGATCGAAATAAAGTCGCAGTTACCCGAAGAAAGCGTCGATTTGGTTCCGGTTACTGCGCTATACGAAATTAATTTACACGCAAAGGAGGCGCTAAAATGAAGCCGACAATCACGAAGGAACAGGCGGGGGCTATTCAGATATTTATGGATGGCGACAAGGAGAAATCCGACTTACTACGAATTCACGCAAAGGATCGATGGATCGAAGAGTTTTCGTGTCTAAATGAACTCGACATCATGACGCTAGCGGCCGCATTGGTCAACGGATACGAAGTCGGAAAGACGCCGGAGGAAGAGGTGCGGGAGTATTACGAATGGTTGAAAAGATCACGAGATGAGCGACATTTAGCGGGTGATGTAGAAGGTAATCGGTTTATAGCCGGATTATTACAAGGAGTACTCAACACCCTCGATTACCTCGGAATCAAAATCGAAGGAGTGAACGCTTGATGCTCCGCCTGGATCGCGCCGTTGTCCGGTTGGTTGGAACGTCGTATAAAGAGGCGTCCGAGTTAATCGCAAAGGGCGGCGTAAGAATAAACGGACGTGTAGATTCAAGGTCGTGGCGTTTCTTAAACAGCAGATATTACTTCGTTAAGGTTCACGGACACGGACGTTATAAATTTGCGGTAAAGGGCGGAAATCTTACGAAAATAAAACGAAAGGTTGGCGTTAAGTATGACAACGTATGAATCAAAGCCGGTCGCCAAGTGGAATACGCGCGATTTTATCGGCTACCTGCACGCCAAGCACAAAGAAACTTACGGAATTCCATACGTAACGAACAACCGCGGCATGGAGGCGAAGAACTTAAAACTGATGATCGACGAGCAAGGCTCCGAGGTTACGCGGAGATTCATCGATAAATGTTTCGCGGAGAAAAAGCCGACGCTGAAGTATCCGGGCTGTAACTTTGCGTTTATGTTCTCGTACATGCGCGAAAGTGTTTTATCGCGTGTGCTTACGGAAGTCAAGGCCGAACAGCAAAGAGCCGAGCGCAATGAAGGCGTAGATAATACGTGGTTTTGACGCAAACAAAAACGAGGAGGGGTTGCGGAATGGTATGTCGATTATGTAAGGAACGCGGAAAGACGTGGTACGGCTCCGATCCAGTTTGCGCATTTGAAAATGGCGTCTTTTCACCGGATAACTGGGCGTGCGCAACGATGGGGAAACTGCGCAGGTTATCGGAGGAACTCGGACATTCCGATCGCGACGATGATTCTTGCGGGTCTATAGGATACGTGCCTTTAAACGATAATTATGCGCCTGATACTTACGGAGGGTTTGGTGGCTATATCGTAATGATGTGGTACAAAGAGCGCGGAAGGGTTGGAAACGCGGTATTTATGACGGACGATGGTACGGAACCTTTGACGCTTGAGCACGCAGAGATCGCGATTAAAACAGCGGAAAAATGGTTGCGAGTAAGTGAATAGCGAAGTTAAATACGAGGAGGCTGACGAAATGAAAATCGATTTGAACGCAATGGGATACGACGAGCTAATGGCGCACGGAGACGCGGTAATGGAGGCGATTAAAAAGCGCACATTTCAAGAAGGATTTCGAGCGGCTAAACAAGTTCAGCGAAAGTTAGCGAAAATGAATGCCGAGAAAAGCGCCCAAGCCCGCCGTGATGAAATCGTTGAGCAGGCGAAGGCGTACGCTGAGGAACTGACTAATTACGGTGATGAAGTGCGATATGAGCCGGATATGTGGTCCTTTGCAACGAGCGACGTGGAGTTCGTAGTTAATCGAGATAAACGAACGGTTGTTGCGCTATTAAAAGGCGCCCGCACCGGTAAAGTCTACGCCAAAGGAATCGCCAAAGCCGCCCCTGACGACTGCTTCAACGTTCATATCGGTAAAGCAATTGCGCTAAGACGTGCGCTAGGCCTGGTGGTGCCAGACGAATACTTAAACGCGCCTCAGCCGACTGAGGTTCGTGTGGGAGACGTTGTTTCGAACCCGCCGGAATGGACGGGAGCAGTTATTGCAGACGATGGTTGGCCGCTTCTTAACGGAAGATGTGTGCGGTTAAAGGATGCACGAAAGTACGGACTCGAAATAATCGACGACTCGCGTGAAGAGATGGGCGGTGAGTGACGTACCACAGACGCCTGAAGACGACGGTGTTTAAAAAGTATAGCGGATATGACTGGACTTACGATGCGATGTATCCGGAACCGCGAGTGAAGGGCGCAGATAAACGAATGCGCTCGAAGCATGAAAGAACGATAAGAAAACGAATTGATCGGAAGGAGGTCCGCGAATATGACTAACGAAAATAATTGCGTACTTGCTAACGGATGTAAAGCGGCGGGCTCCGGCGCCTGTACGCAACACTGTCCGTATTTCATCGCAATGCACGGCGCATCAGGCGAAGGTGGGCGATCAGGGGCGGCAGGGCTTCCGCGTGAATACCGGCTGGTGACGCTTCAGAATTCGCCGGCACGCGGGGCGATTTATATAAAGGAACGGAAGCCGTCCGTTATAAAAGAAAGCGTAACGACTATGGCGGAAGCTTACGTTAAATCTTTCGATCGTCAATTCGATCAGGAAGCTGGAATGATCTCGCCAGTTGAGCGCATTAAATCGCTATATCTCGTAAGCGAATCGCCCGGAACAGGCAAGACGACGACAGCAGCGGCGCTTCTTAACGAATGGCTACGCGTCCATTATAGCGGCTCCTTGCGCCGGGGGTTAACGCCTTTACAGCGTCCAGCATATTTCCTCGATATGAACGAATGGCAGACGGAGTTTAACTTGGCGACGATGGCGAATGACGACGAAGGCATGGCGGAATTTCAACGGAAGATGAAGCTAGCAATGACGACACCATTTGCGGTCCTAGACGATATAGGGGTACGAGACTGCACGCCTGCATTTCGTGGATATCTACACGCCGTAATAAACGCAAGGGTAACAAATCAATTACCGACTATCTATACGAGCAACATTGCACTTGGATCGCTGGCGACAGTATTCGGAGAAAAGCGGCTGGCCGACCGTATTGGCGACCTGTGCCGCGAGATTGAATTCATAGGTGAATCGAAAAGGGGGACGCGTAGATGAAGCCGAAATTCGCTATCGGAGATATCGTCGCAGTAGACGGATACAAAGATCGGATTTTCTACGTTGATTGCTGGCGCGAAGTCACACAGCACGAAGAAAATGGCGCCTTTGATTACGTTGAGTACGACTTGACCGACGCGATTAACGGTGAGTGGCTGGAAGCCGATAGCGATGACCTGCGTTTGGTCTGTCGGGAGGCGGCGTCGGAAGATTTCTTGATGACGTATGACATGACGAACTATCCGGAGCCGGTGGGCACTGAGATTCATATTGCAGACATTTTTCCGACATTACCAAGCGTAGAAAGCGTCGCGGAGATAGGAAAAGGACTCAAAAAGGTGGCGAGTGATATGGCGAAAAAGAAAGCGAAGGAAGAGGCGAAGCTAATCGACGGACTGCTAGACGAATATAACGATTACATGCGCCTTTACGAAACGTTTGGAGACGCGGAATATAAAACGAAGGCTGACGGTGTGATGACGAAATTAAGACGGGAGGCGGGCGAATGAAGCGCAGAATTAGATACGTTTATACGGACGCTGAATGGGCTAGAAAGACCTGCATTACAGCCGCAATTAACTACGTTTTAATGCCAATACATCTACCGTTGTACGCAATATATTTAATCGGATTAGGTGCGGATTATTTAATGAAAGCTATCGGAAAACTTGTTGACAAAGCGGTCGAATCGATTGTTTTTCGTAAAAATCGAAGGGAGGGAGACGAATGACCGACGTAAACAGGTGGAATAACCTCGGGTTATATTTGCGCGAAACTGAGGTCGTCGAATGCCCTTACTGCGGAAGTAAAGAGAGGTTTCCGAGAAGCGAAGTTCCCAAATACGTTTACTGCGAAGGCTGTTATCGAAAATACGCAAGCGAGGGTGATCTCTTATGAACTACGGAACTTTGCTAATATCGAAAGCCGTCGAAGCGAACGACCCGAACGCTCTATTGCGTTTTAACATCGCTGAAAACGACCTACCAACGCAAGGCGAACGCAAAGCCTTCCGGTATCTCATGCAATACGCGGAGCAGCACCGGGGCCAAGCGCCGACCGCCGAAATGGTTACGAATGAAGTTCCGGAATTCGAACCGGACTTTAGTATCGAAGCCAGTTGGGATTACCTCGCGAAAAACCTTAAGGACCGGGCGGCAGAACGCCAATTTATCGAGCTTGTTAGCGGTCGTATCGATCCGGAAACTGGACGCCAAGTGCAGGAGCCGCAACTCGAAAAACGATTTATTGAAGCGCAAAAAAGCGGCGATATGGGAAGTTTCTTCGAGTGGTTGACAGAGCAGGCCGAAAGTCTTAAAATGAGAACAAACGTTCGAAATTCGGTTGGGACGGACATCAAGCGCGACATCGATAAATTCAAAGCCGAATACGAAAATCGAAAGGCCGGCGAGTCTTTCCGGATCTGGCGGAGCAAGTTCGACTTTATTAATCGGGCTATGGGCGGATATGTTTCGTCTAACGTCTACGTTATTTACGGAAAGTCTGGGCGCGGTAAGTCGGCCATTGCGTTGGAGGAAGTCGTTAACTGTGCGATGCAGGGCGCGAACGTTCTTATTTGGTCGATGGAAATGGGATGGTACGAAGTCCTGGTGCGCCTGTACGTTTCAATTTCCGGAAGCCTGGGCGTTACGACTGCGACTCTTAACGGCGTCAATATGGAAGCCGGCTTTAATTCGCGAGACGTCCGCCAGGGAAACCTAAACGAAGAATTCGAAGCGGGCTTTATGGAATTCCTCGGACGGCTAAACGATATACTGCCGGGAAACATTACGGTTCGTGGCGTAGATGACGAAGACTTTGGCTCCCGTACATTGCGCGATCTGAAGTCGGACATTATCGAAACGAAAGCCGACGTCGTGCTCGTAGATCCCTTTTATTATCTCGACTATGAAGCCAATACGTCAAAGACTGCGGGCGGGGATGCGGCTAATACTTCGCAAAAACTGCGCCGTCTGGCCGGGCATACGAAAGCGACTATCTTCGCGCTGACACAGGCGGACGAAGAAGACGAAAAGGCGGGCGAAGATGGTGAGCGGGAA